AATCTAAAACCTAATAATAATTTGCTTTAGGTTAATTATTAGGTTTACACTTCGAAGAAGGTGAAATTTTGGCTCGAAAAAAAATAAGAGTTCGAGGACACCGCTTTAGCGATGCTCCTGCAATGTACATGAAAAGGACTAAATTCGACCGTTCGCATGTTTATAAGACAACGTTTAATTCAGGTAAGCTCATACCTGTATTTGTTGACGAGGTTTTGCCTGGCGATACTACCCGTATGTCTGTTAATTATTTCGCTCGCTTGGCTACTCCTATTAAGCCTATCATGGATAATATTTATCTGGACTGGTTTTTCTTTTTTGTACCAAACCGCCTCGTTTGGGAACATTGGCAGAACTTCTGCTTTGAGCAGGAAGACCCTGATGATAGCACTGATTATGTCATTCCTACTATTAACTCTGATTCTTCTGAAGAAAATTTGCTTATAGGTTCTCTTTGGGACTATTTTGGATTGCCTGTCAATACTACTAATAATATATCTGGTATTAACGCACTCCCATTCCGTGCCGTTTATCTTATTTGGAACGAATGGTTCAGAGATGAAAACCTCCAGAAATCCGTCAAGATTCAGAAAGGCGATGCCAATGAAGTTTTGGACCTTTCTCGCCTTTCTGATCAGCCTTCTTGGCTTTTGGGTACCGATGGAAATCTTATTGCTGGTCATGCTTGCCCTCCTCGTGGTAAGCGCCATGACTATTTTACTTCAGCTCTTCCCTGGACTCAGAAGGGCCCTGGCGTATCTATAGGTCTTGCTGGTACCGCTTCTATAGTTGACCCTTCACCTATGACTGGTTATCTGCTCCACAGCACTACTAATCAGCTTGCCGCTGTTTCCGCTTATGGCGGCGATGCCTCTAGTTCTGGTGGTAAAAGAAAAGCTTCTGGTACAGGATCCATAAGCTTTAATAGAGGTTCAGACTCTAATTGGAGTACTGTAGGCGGCTTTGCTGGTAACTCGTCTGATAATATTACTATGTCTGCTCAAGCCGCTTCTACTTACCTTGGCAATGATTCTTATGTTGATTTGGACACTTCAAGTATCTTTACGATCAATAGTCTTCGTACTGCCTTCCAAATGCAAAAGTTCTATGAACGTCTTGCTCGTGGTGGCAGTCGGTATACAGAAGTGCTTCGCTCTTTCTTTGGTGTAGTTTCTCCTGATGCCCGTCTTCAGCGTCCTGAATTTTTAGGCTCGTTCACAAAAATGGTAAATGTCAATCCAATAGCGCAGACTTCTGCGACCGACGGCACCTCTCCGCAAGGTAACCTTTCTGCTTATGGTGTTACTGCTGCTAAATTCCATGGCTTTACCAAATCTTTTGTTGAACACGGCTATATCTTGGGTTTTGTATGTGCTCGTGCCGATCTTACTTATCAGCAAGGTATTAATAAAATGTGGCTTCGTTCTACTGTTTACGATTTCTATTGGCCTACATTCGCGCATCTTGGTGAGCAGGCCATTGAACTTCGTGAGATCTATGCTCAAGGTTCTGAATCTGATACTACTGTCTTTGGCTATCAGGAACGTTATGCCGAATATCGCTATAAACCTTCGCAAATTACAGGTAAGTTCCGTAGCTCTGTAGTTAATGGTTCTTTGGATAAGTGGCATTTGTCCCAGTTCTTCAAAAATGCTCCAACTCTTAACGAAGAGTTTATTATTGAAAATCCACCTATTGAGCGTATTATCGCTGTTCCCAGTGAGCCTGAGTTCTTGCTTGACATAGGATTCCGCTACACAACAGTTCGTCCTATGCCCATGTTCGGTACACCTGGTCTTGTTGACCATTTCTAAGGAGCTGATTTTATGTCATGGCTTTCTGATACTTTAGGCAGCGTAGCTGGTTCTGTTTTTGGATCTGCAGTTCAGAATCATTATAATTCCGCTAATGCCGCACAGGCTAACGCTTGGAATGTTGAAAACTATAAACATCGTTATCAATGGGCTGTAGAAGATATGCGCAAGGCTGGTCTTAATCCTATTCTTGCCGCAACTAATGGTATAGGCGGTTCTATATCTGGAGCTTCGGCTGCTTCTGTAGGTATGAGTGATATAGGTTCTACCATGAACTCTGCCAGATCCGCTAGTGCCGCTGAAAGGCAGGCTAAGAATGCCGAGCATCTTGCAGGATCTCAAATTGAAAAAAACGTCGCAGAAGCCGATTCTGTGCGTCAGAGCACCCATGGTATAGTTCTTCAGAATGGTATTCTTGCAAATGATTTGAATCTTCGCGAGCAGACTTATGAAAAACGTCTTGGTTATGAGCTTGAAAAGATGAATTTGGAGCTTGAAAACCTTCGTCTTCAGGGTTCTTATCTCAGCTCTGGTGTTTTGAACAACATTGCTTCTGCTAATCGTGCTAATTCTGCCGCCTCTTTTGATAATATTCAAACTGAAATGGCAGGTATGGAACGTGATTTCTATAAAAATATTGAAAGTCTTATAGGTGCTCCTAGGTCTGTCGCTAGCGGTGTTGGTTCCGGCATCAAAAATGTTATAGGCTTCCTCGGAGGTCGCTATCTTGGAAGGAGATAATTATATGTCTAATAAAACTACTATGATTCTGACTTTTATTGTTACTGTTGTTGTCCCTTTTATTCAAGAAGTTGTAGATCTAATTGAATCTCTGAAAGGTAAAGCTTCTTCTAATACTGTTACTGCTAAAAAGGTTGCTTCGGATTTTCAAGCCGATGTTGCGCAACTTGTTGAGCCAGTTGCTAATAAGAATGATTCTAAAAAAACTAGCCGTTTTTTCGGTTCTTGGAGGGATGCTAAATGAGACGTCGCCGTTTATCTAAACGAGGTTCTCGCCGTCTTTTTCGGCGTACCTCCAGATCTCGTCGTAGAAATTTCAAGAGAGTAGGACGAGGTGGATTTAGGATTTGACATTCTGACTTAATCCTGATACAATCGGTACAGGTGATTAATATGGTTTGTTATAATCCTATCCTTATGTATCCAGTTGAAGGAGCGATTACCAAAAATGGAAAACAACATTATAGTTTTTACGGTAGCCTTGCCTCTCACCCTGAGCTTGCTAACGATAGCCGTTTCATTCGTTGTTCTTGCAGACAATGTATTGGTTGTCGTCTCGAAAATAGCAGACAGTGGGCTGTCCGTGCTGTTCACGAAGCCCGTTCTTCGTCTTCTGCTTATTTCGTCACTTGCACTTTCGATGATTATCATTTGCCACGTGATAAAAGCTTAAGTAAGAAATTTCATCAGACATTTATGAAGAATCTTCGTCGTGAGTATGGTAGTGGTATTCGCTTTCTTGGCTGTGGTGAATATGGTGAACTTCATGGTCGTCCCCATTATCATTACATTTTGTTTAATATTGATTTTGATGACAAAATTTTTCGGTTCCGTACAGACGGTTATAATACTTATACTTCTTCTCGTTTTGCCAAAGTATGGAAATACGGTATGCACCTTATTGGTGAGTTTAGCTTTGATTCTGCTGCCTATGTCGCTCGTTATATAGTTAAAAAGCAGACAGGTAAAGATGCTCCTTCTCACTATAAAGGTCGCATTCCTGAATTCATGATTGCTTCCAATCGTCCCGGCATAGGTGCTAAATGGCTCGAAGATCATGGTGAAGAATGCTATGCCAATGATTATGTTGTTATCAACGGCAAAAAGATGCGTCCTCCTCGTTATTATGATAGAAAATTTGATGAAACGCATCCTCACTGGATGGAATATATTCGTAATAATCGTATTGAGAAGATGCTTCATCATTTGGAGAACAACACTTTTGAGCGTCTTGTTGACCGTTGCCGTGTACAAGAAGGAAAATATAAGCATTTTCTTGGCAGAAAGCTTGACAAAGTATTATGACTGTGTTATTATTAAGTCAGAAACGAGGTGATGCTTATTAGTGAACTTGAAGCTATTAAAAGGTTCTGTTGTGAGCGTGATATTTCTTTTGACTACTCTTTTCGTGGTAGTAAATATGCCGCTTACCGTCTTAAGCCTGATGATTCTAGAGTTATTCGTCTTGATAATGACTATTTTGTTATATCAGCTATGCTTTATCTTATGATTCGTAGGTATTTAGTTGCATTTAGAAAAGGAGATGGTTCCGCTGAGACTTTATTCCATTTATGATTCCAAGGCTGAACAGTTCAGTCCTCCGCAGGTTTATCACAATGATATGCTCGCTCTTCGAGCTTTTGAAGGTATAGTTAATGATGATAAAATGCTTATTAAAAAGTATCCTGAAGACTTTTCTCTTTATTATGTTGGCAATCTCGGTGACAGCGACGGTCGCTATTACGTTGAGAATTGTGACGAGTCCCGTATTCCTATCATGGTTGGTCGCGCCATAGAATATGTGCAGACTGTTGACAATAATTCTACTAAATGATAATCTAATAAAGAGCGTATCAGAAAAAGGACGGTCTCGCAAGAGATCGCCCTTTTTTTGTACGCTACGCCCGCCGCGTCTAGGCGCCTGCGAAAGGAGGTGAAACTATGAAATTTAAGACAGCTTATGATCCTGTAGAAGAACATGACCATTGCGGTATTGAGTTTACCATGCCCTCTCTTACAGTTCAGGACGAGAAAGAAGAGACTGATATCAATTACATCGTAAATAAGTATGCAGATGGTCAGAAAGGTATCATGACTCTTGACCTCGGCGATAGTTCGCAATACGCTTATCTGCAGTTCGGAGATGCAACGCTTCCCGGCGACTACAGTACAGCGCTTGAGCTTGTGTCCGGAGTTCGTGAAGAATTCTACAGTTTACCCGCTTACGTTCGAGCAAAATTCGGTCATGATCCTATGAATTTCATCGACCATTTGAATGATCCTGCAACGCTCGAATATCTCCAACAACAAGGTCTGTATGGTAGTAAATATACCTTCGATGAACCACAACAGTCCGTAAGTAGTAAACAAACACAAGAAAAAAGTAACACTTTAGAACAAAATAATGAAGAAACACAAAAATAGGCGGCACCGAAACCAGTTACTTACTTGATGTAACTGGTGTAGGTGACGCAAAAATAATCTAAAACCTAATAATAATTTGCTTTAGGTTAATTATTAGGTTTACACTTCGAAGAAGGTGAAATTTTGGCTCGAAAAAAAAT